CAATTGGATCATATAAAAGAGTGGAAAAATTTTCAAAGTAAGACATTAATACCCTTCTAAGACATCTTCTTTTGTGATGAGTTTGGTTTCCATGAAGTCAAGTTTTAGATCAATCTCAGTTGGTGGGGCACCATTTCTTCCCTCATGTGGTCTGAATGTTTGATAACCATTTGGTGTAAAATTAACATCTGCATTAGTGAGAACACAAGTTGATATTTTATTAAACCATGTATTCTCTTCACCCCTAAACATATAGAAAATATCAAATTCAGCTGGTAGTGTGTAAAATCTACCCAAGTTTCCTTTTTTCTCTGGTAGCATGTGAAATCTAAATGTTCTTATAATTTTATCAATCTCGTCTGATTCTTCTGGGGTTTTTGGAGACAATTTCCAAGTGTATGAAAATTTACGAAATCCCAACCCACTAAACATAACCTCCATGAAATTATTAGTTGCAAGGTTATTCATTTTTTGTTTTGCACCAATAACATCATTTCCAGATTGTGCAAATGCCGTTTTTGCAAGTTGTCTTGCTTTTTCAGCTCCAATTCTCATAGTATTTTGAAAAGCGGTAATTCCCCCTGCTTCTGCTCCACCCTGTAATTGTGCAGATCTACTTTCTTCAAATGCTTTCAATCCCATACCTAAAGTAGAACCAATTTCAGATTCTTTATATGAAGACATTGTTTGTGCAACTATTTGAGGAGGCATATACAGAACTATTGCATCATTGGTTCTCGTAAGTCTTTTTTGATTAAACAAATCACTTGCAGTTCCTTGAGAAGTCTTTCTTGATATAACTTTATCTGATTGGCCAGGTTTCCATGATTTTCCCTTCATATTATAATGGCCTGGTCCAGATTTTTCCGACTCAAAAACTCCTGACTTTAATTGTGCTTGAGCTGGACTCCTCGCTTGGGTTTTTTTCCCTCTCTCCGATTCAAATATATCTCCTTGATTTTCAGCACCAACATTATAAATTCCTTTATCTGTAACTGCTTCTTTATATCTTGATTCTACTGGAACATTAACATAGAACATCATGTAATGTCCCAAATCAGATCTAGACTGAATATCAAGTGGATATTGGAGAGTAGAATAACTCCATCTCCCATCAATTTCCATGTGGGCAAGTGGTGCGTTACCAACAAATCCCGGCCTTGATGGAGTTTGTGTTCTTACGGCCTCTTTATTTTTCGGAGCAAGACCGAAATTTCTCATTTTTTGTGCTACAAAGTTTTGCATAAGTATTCCTATAGATAGAAGTATTTATGTCATACAAAGGAAAGTATCGCCCGACAAATCGGAAGAAGTATCGAGGCGATGTAAACAATGTGATCTATCGTTCTCTCTGGGAGAGAACATTTATGAAGTATTGTGACGATAACTCAGAAATCGTAGAGTGGGGTTCTGAGGAAATCGTAGTGCCTTACATAAGCCCAATTGATGGTAAAAGACATCGGTATTTTCCAGATTTTTTCATCAAGACATCAAAGGGGGATAAGTTTCTGATTGAGATAAAACCCAAGAAACAAACCAGACCCCCCAAAGTTCCCAAAAGAAAAACAAAAAGATTCATCTATGAAACTCATGAGTGGGGTAGAAATCAAGCAAAATGGGAAGCCGCAAATAGAGTATGTCAACGTAATGGTTGGAAGTTTCTGATATTAACGGAAGACCACCTGAAGACACCTAAATATTTAAACTATGGCAGATGAGATAGCAACAAATTTTCTTTCGTCAATGAAGTCGAAAGGTAGAAAGGCGATGGATTGGTTTAAAAGCATCGCAAGAAAAGCTCAACGTGCTGTTGTGCCTGGTAGGACAGGTAGAAGAGAAATAATGGATGATAGAAATACTGGCATAACCAGTTCTATCAGCATTGGTAGAATGTATCTATTTCAATATGATGCAAAATGGAAAGAGAAACTTCCTTATTGGGATATGTTTCCTTTGATATTACCTTTCGATCTTGCAAAAGGTGGATTTTATGGTATCAATCTACATTATCTACCACCAAACGCTCGTGCAGATTTATTGATAAGACTTATCAAAGCCCAAGGTAGGGGAAAGATAGATGCACGTTTTACTATGAAATTATCGTATAATATATTAACAAATTTTAAACCAGCAATACCATGTATCAAAAGATATCTTTATACTCAAGTTAGAGGAAAAGGTTTCTATGGTATAACAGGAGAAGATTGGAGTTATGCGGCCGCACTTCCATTACAGAGTTTCCAAAAAGCATCCACAAGGAAGGTTTGGAGTGACAGTAAACAAATGTACTAAAGGTAAAAATGGCAATATTTAGAGGTGGAGTTAAAGTAGGAAAATTTGATGTTCGTACTGGATTATCAAAACAAAGAGCCCAAGGAATACTAAGACAAATCGGAGTCCTTGATAAAAAAGACACAGCAGTAAAAGCAGCTCATGGAGAGATTGATGTTATTCGTTCTATTGTTGGTAAGGCCGAAGGATTTCAGATGCCTGCTAACTTCAAGGTTAGTTTTAAATGTCCACAAGGGGTAGATCAAAGAAAATTTACGGCAGGAGCTTCGTTCATATCACCGCCTGGGTATAGGGGCAGTAATTCATCAAGAGTACAAGATGGGAGTCTAGACTATAGAACTCATATTTTAAATAGATCTGAAAAAGTAGGAATAAAACAAATGTTTCTTGAGGCAAGAACAACTGCTCAAACTACATATAGACCCTTTGGAATAGAGTCTGGTAATAGAACAGAATCTAAATTAGATTTATTCTGTAGTAAAGTAACAATACCCGAAAAACAAATTACAACAAATTTATATCAACATTCTAGTTCTCCAGCCTTTCCGTTTCCAACTGGTGTACAATATGGAACAATTACTACCACATTTTATTGTGATGCGACTATGACTATCAAAAGATTCTTTGATGCATGGCAAAAACTCATATACAATGACATCACTGGTAATATGAATTACTACAATGAGTATACATCAGAGTTTGATGTATTTACACGAGCAACTATTGCAGCCACATCTGGTAAATTGAAAGAATCCGAATTGGGTGGTGATGAGAGTATGGCCGATAAGATTAGTAATACTATCAAAGGTGCAACTGCAAAACTAGATGAATTGACAGGTATGGAAGGGAGATCTACAGATCTTCAGGCAAAACACGCAATACCTAAAGTAAGATTCATAGAAAACTATGGAGTAAAGGTCTTTCAGTGTTTTCCTTCAATAGTAAGTGCAATTGATCTATCACATGATGCAACTGATCAAATTGCAACATTTGATGTAACATGGTCTTACATGAAATGGAATCCATTCAAGTTGGGAAATCTTGGAATCAAAGACAGAGGAACTATCAACCTTGCAATTGGAGAATTTAGAAATGAGAAGGATGGGTTTCCTTTCATTGAAGATTTACCACCAGAACTTTCAGGGCCATTATCTGGTGCAGTAAATCAAGGCTTTAACACAAGTGCCGCATCCAACTTCAGCAATTTAGTAGGATGATTAACATTATAACATTGAGAATATTATGGGATTACCAAAGGTTAATACACCTGAATATACATTAAATATACCATCAACTGATGAGGAAATAAAATTTAGACCCTTTCTAGTACAGGAAGAAAAACTATTATTGATTGCACAACAAACTGGTAGTGATAAAGCCATGATGGATGCAATCAGAAAACTTATCGAAAATTGTTGTTTCGGTGAGTTAAATTTAGATAAGATGCCCTTATTTGATATGGAGTATCTTTTTCTACAGATTCGAGCAAAGTCTGTAGGTGAGGTTGTTGAGTTGAACGTAACTTGTCCAGACGATAAGAAGACTGAAGTAAAGATCGAAGTTGACCTATCGACAATACAAGTTCAAATGTCAGATGATCATGATCCTAGAATACAACTGACTGATGATATCGGTCTTTTGATGGCCTACCCTAGTATTACTACTATGTCAGGTATGCAGGGAGTGAAAACAGATGGTGCAGAAGGAGTCGAAACTCTTTTTGAAATGATTTGTAATTGTATGTATCAAGTATGGCAAGGTGAAGAAGTACATGATTGTATGGACTACACCGAAAAAGAAAAGATGGATTTTCTTAATAGTTTAAATCATGAACAGTTTGAAAAAATCCAGACGTTTTTTGATACTATGCCGACTGTAAAACATGAAGTAGAGGTATACAACCCAAAAACAAAGAAAAAATCTAGTCTAACCTTACAGGGTATGAACTCTTTTTTCTAGTAGCCCTCTCACACATGAGTCTTAGTAATCATTTTGATTACTGCTTCGCCATGATTCAACATCATAAGTGGAGTTTGACTGAAGTGGAAAACATGATTCCGTGGGAGAGGGACATTTACCTCATGAAATTACAGCAATGGATAGAAGAAGAAAACGAAAAAACCAGAGACTATAACAGGCAACATGGCGGACAATAATCCAGCATTAGAACAAACACAACAACAAACCCTTAATACTCTTCAAGTAATAAGAAATGAATTAATGGTTGCAAATGGTTTTGATCAAAAAGCCATGGATGCAAGAGCAGAAAATAATGGACTAATGATTGAGCTTCAAGGTCTTTATACAGGAGCAGAAAAAAACAGATCAAAGGAAACTAAAGAATTAACAGAAAGTACTGGTGTATTAGGTTTTTTGCAGAGGAATGGAAATAAAGCTTTGAAATCTATAAATGGATTTTTAGGTAGAACTGAAGACGATAGACTTAGGACTCAAAAAGCCATGAAGTC